CTCGATGATGTCAAAGCTGACGGCGGCAACGATGCCGTCCATCAGGGTCCAGCGGGGGCGGTTGTCGGCAAGGCGAAACACCCCTTTTGCGGATTGAACAGTGATGGCCGCCGCGTCCTGCACATCGGCGCGCAGGGCCGGGAAAATGTCGATAGCCGCATAACCGCTGCTGTCGCTGCTGGCGTCCTGCAATACCTTGTGCAGTCTGGCACTGCTGCCGCTGCCGAGTTGCAGCCAGTCGCCGGCCTTCAGGATGCCAGAAACCCCAGATGTCCACCCGCGCGTGCACAGCACCCGATCACGGGCGAGGTTGACGCTCGGGCTGCCGGCGGAATCGGCAACTGGCGTTCCTGTTGCCGTGCCGCGTGGCGTCGCCCCGGCCGGATCCCCGAACAGGAAGGTTCCGCGCCGGCCGCGCAGGGCGGTAAGAAAAGCCATCCACGGTTCGTAAACGTCTCGGTTTACCATGGGCGACACGGTGACGCGCCCGGCCCATGCCTCGCCGGAATGCTCCTGAACCTGCTGTTGCAGGGTGAACGGGGATTCCGTCATCCCGATAACGCTGCTGGGGCCGAATTCCAGGCCGGAAATGCCCGTCGCTGGGTGATTGATGGGGTAGGTAATCGTCATGCCCGTGTGCCCCGGCGCTGCCGGTTTTCCATCTCACTGACCGACGCCTTGACAATGCTGGGCGCGGCCTCCCGGATCAGCAGGCGGACGCGGCCGTCCGTCATCACTTCCTGCTCAATCGGCGGGGCGTTCATGCCGCGCTGATCGATAATCTCGATTTTGCTGCCGCCAAGCGCTTTCATCTGGGCGGGCGTGAATACCCCCTCGCCCTTCTGCAGAATGGCGGGAAACTCGTCTGGCATCAGGCCGGAGTGAAAGCGCGGCGCGCTGGTGAATGTGTCGTTGGCGACCGGGGACATGCGCACGCGATCAGCGCCAACAATGCCGCCGCCGTGGAAGAACAGGCCGTAATCCATGTTGCCGAAGCTGCTGCCGGTGCCAAATCCGCCGCCGCCACCAAACAAATTGCCAAGGCCGGAGAGCAGGCCGCCGCCGCCTCCAAGCGTCGGGCTGTTGGTGCCAAACAAGGCGTTTTTCAGCGGGTTGATTGTGGCAAGCTTGATGAATTCCTGCGCAATCTCGCCGACCACGGCCAAGGCGACATTGCGAAAATCCAGCGCCGATGCCTTGCCCTCGACAAACATGGTGGTGATCGCGCTGCCGATACGGTCAAACGCACGCTCAAAGCTGCGCTCCAGTTCCTCGGCGACCTGCTGCTGGCGGTGGTAAGCCTCGCCAACCTGCTGCGCGGCCTCGACGCGGCGGCGCTCGGCTTCGGTCAGCGCCTCGCCCTTGCGCTGCTGGGCCTCGATCAGGGCCAACTGCAGGCGGCGCTGCTCGGCTGACAGGCCAAGCAGCTCGTTTTCGCGCTCGACGCTCTGAAGATACGCCTCGAACTTGTCGGCCTTTTCGGCCTCGACGCGCTCGGATTCGGTGGCGAGCTTGATGGCCTCGCCCTGCGCCTTCAGGGCTTCCTGCTGGCCGTCCAGCCAGCGGTTGAGATCGTCGGCGGTTGCCTTGGCGGCCTTCATCCGCGCGTCGTCGGCTTCCTTCTGCGCCTGCGCGGTCGCCTGGATTCCGTCGCGCTCGGCCTCGGTACGGGCCTCAATGCCTGCCGTCTGCTGCTTCAGGCCGGCGTCGCTGTCTGCGAAATACTGATCGAGGTCGCGTTTCAGCAGCAGCAGGTTGACCTTGGTTCGGTCCTCCGCCGCCTGGATCTCGGCAACGGACTGCTCGATCCCAAGCTGACCCTCAAGCGCGCCAAGCTCCTGGTCGCCGACATTCGTCCGGCGCGAACCGCGCAGGCGCGACACATAGGCGCGATCGGCCTCCAGTTCGGCGGCGGTCTTTTCCTTTACCGCGGCGGCGGCGATCAGGGTTTCGCGGGTTTCCTCGATCAGTGTTGCCTTACGGCGCTTGGCAACATCCTCCGCCGACATCGTGATATCGGCGTACTGCTCCAGCGCGCGGTTGTAATCCTGCTGGGCCTTTTCGGCATCCTTGGTGCCGTCTTCCATGCCAAGGTATGCAGTCAGCAGCGCGCCCACCGCAGCGCCAGCAGCGCCGATTATGGCGCCCCATGGCCCGAACACCTGCGCGATCTGACTTCCCTGCTGGATGAAGGCGCGGATCGGGTCTTGCCCAGATGATATCTGCACAAAAAAGTCGCCGATTTGATAGCCCGCATTTTGCATGCTGGCCCCAAAAGCCCGCGACGATCTCGCCGCCTGCGCGTTGCTTGCCTCCAGCGCCTGGTTGGCATTAATGACGCGCTGCACCGCCGCCGTGCGCTGGGCGAAGGCGCGCTGCATGGCTGCCTCGGTCTGCTCGGCGTTCAGCGCGCCAAGCTGCTCGGCCCGGCGGATGTTTTCCAGTTCGGCGACATAGCGCTTCTGCGCGGCATAAACCGGGTCGTAACGGGTCTTGAGCTGCTCGGCATACTTTGCGTCGGCCTTTGCCAGCGCCGCCGTTTTCTTGTCAATCTCCTGCGTTGTGCCTTCGACCTTCTTTTCAAGGTCGTCCAGGTGCTTGACGGCAGAATCGGCGGCGGCCTCGAACCCCGAGACATCGCCGCCGATCTGTACGACAAGATCATTGCCCTGGTTTTCGTTGGCCACGTTTGCGCGCTCCGGCGGTTCGCAGTGCGGTTTTCAGGTTCCTTGCCACCGTCGCCTTGTCTGGCGGCGGCGGTTCCTCGGGCGGCAGGCCAAGCTGCGCCCGCAGGCTGGCAATGCGGCCTTCCATGGCCGCCTCGATGCGGAAGATGCTCGTCCGCATGGCCGCGTCGTCGGACCAGCCAAGCCAGCCTGTTGCGACGCGGTACAGTTCCTCGGCTTTTTCGGCCGCCGTCAGCCGGCGGCCGACGCGTTTCCCCGTTCGGCCTCGGCGGCGGCTTCAGCCTCGACTTCCTCGGGCGATTTGCCGGCATTGAAAAGCCGGAACAGGTATTCGGCGACCGGCGCGGCCAGCTTCGGCAGGCCCGTCTCGAAAAGCTGCTCTGGCAGCTTGCGGGCCTGGTCGTCGGTCAGGCCGAGGCCCTGCCGGATCACGAAGGCGATGGCGCTCAGATCGCAACGGGTAATGCGCGGCAGCAAATCGCGGTAGGCGCCGACCGAGCCGATATTCTGGAATGCCTGCAGGCTGGGCTTTAGGATCCGCTTTTCACCGGCGAGGACGATCTCGACCTCGCCGCGGTTGAGGGCGTTTGTCATGGATGGGGCTCCGATGGTGGGGCTGAAAGGGAGAGGCGGCGGCACGCCCCCATGCCGCCGCCCGCGACCCGCAAGGGCCGGTCGAGCGGTTAGACCGCCGCGACTTCGGTAAGTTCGCTGGAGATGGCGATATTGAAAGTGCGGCGCACCACGTTATCGACCGTGCCGATGTTCTTCGGCTTGGAGGTCACGATGGCGCGGAAATAACTGGTGGTGCCGGCCGAGGGCGAGCCGACGCTGCCATCATTTTCCACCACCTTGAATGCGTATTCGGAATCCTCGGCGAAGGCGGCAACCAGCGCAGCCTGCCCGGCGTCGGCGGAATCGCTGCCGACCGTGAGGCTGATCTGTCCGGCGTCAAAGCTGCCCTTCTGCTTCTTCACGCGGCGCTGGCCAAGGTTCTGGAACGTGATGATGTTGGCGGTATCGCCAAACTCGCCCAGGTTCTCGACTTCGCCGATCTCGGTATACGACAGGGCCTCGTATTCGCCCTGAGTGTCGGTGGACTCGGTGACAGCGGGGCCGATGTAGATTTTCGTCCCTGCAGCGGTATGGATGGTCATGGCAGGCTCCTAGAATGAAAAAGCCGCCCTAGTGGCGGCCCTATTATTCCCACTGCTGGGAATTTCAGTGCTGGGTCAGAATCAGCAGCGTGACCTGACCCATGAAGGTGACGGCATCGGCATCGCGGCTGCTGCGCTTGCGGCGCACGCGGCAATGCACCATCGTTCCGGTGTCGAGCGTCAGCTTTTGCCCGTGCAGCAGACGATCGATCTCGGCCATGATTTCCTTGACCTCTTTCTGGCCGCGATAGGTTGACCAGACCGAGAGGTAAAAAAACCGTTCGTCCATGCGGCTCGCAAGAAAATCGGCGTCGTTCACAAACTCGCTGTCGAGCGTGACATACGGATGTTCCGCGCTCTGCGGCACATGGTCATAGACCGGCACATTCTGGCCGGGAGAGCCGTTGATTGTGATATTGCCGTTGAGGGCGGTATAGATCGCCTTCTGCACGGCAAAGGATGGGTCGCTCATATGCCGAACGCCTTCCCAATCTTGCTGCCGGCGAGAACCTTGCGCAGGACTTCGCGCATATTGGCCCGGAACTCGGTTTCGTTTGCGTCGCCGGCTGGCGCGATGAACGGGCGGGCCTGCTGCGGGTCGATATTGCGCGTCGGGTCGCCCTTGGTGCCGAATTCGATAAACTTGGCGACAAAGCCGCGCGGAAGGTCGGTCATGCCCACGCGAGCAACCAGCTTGTCGCCGGACATTTCGCTGCCGATGTGGCTGGCCGTGATTCCGGTATCCTTGGGCGCAAACTGGTACATATCGGTCTGCACCTTGATCGCGGTATCGGCGACAACAACGCCGATTTCCTTGCGCATGCTGACCGGCAGGCCCTTTAATGCCCGCCTAAGCTCTGACACGCCACGAAGCCCGGAACGCTGGCGCGCGGTGGAAGCCATCAGGTCGGCACTCCCGCCTCGGCATCAATCCGAAACTCCAGATCGCCTTTGCCGGGATAGGCGATGAACCTGATCTGCATGACAATGCCATCCCACACAATGCGGTCTTTCGTGGTCAGATCGCGCGTGCCGCTGTCGTTCGGCACGGTCAGGCGATAGTTGCGCGGGCTTTCGGTCTGCTGTGCCGCCGCGCGTTCGCCACCGGAGAGCGGCTTGACCTCGCACCAGCGCTCGATCAGCGTTGCCCAGGCTTGCGTCGTGCCACCTGCGCCGTCCGACGCGCTGGTGAAGCGCTGGAAGGTGACGCGCTCGGAGCGCTTGCCGGCGGTCATAAGTCGGCGACCGTTGCGGGCTGAGATTTTGGGCCAAGCCTGACCCCATAATTCTCAGCAAGCCGAATGGAAAAGTCGTTTTGGCCGACAAGAATTGACGCTCGACACCGCATTAAAAAATTAGGGTGCGTCTTTGATATCAGGCGCAGCTTTTCGTTTTGCGCCTTCAAATACAGCAGCACCCGGCGCGCGCGTCTTGCGTCACGGCTTTCAAGCGACATGCGAGCCCGCGCCAAAATTCGACGAATTATCACGCCGGCACCATGATGAAGTCGCCCGACATCTCGCGCGCCAGCTTGTAGCCCAGGCCCTGCAGGTATTCGACGGCGCCGCGTTCGGGCAGGCCGAAGCGCTGGCCCCTGCCAGGCTTCTGCTCGACGCAGATCACAGGCATGCAGCGGCGGATCAGTTGCTCGCCGCCGCGCAATGCGAACAGCTCGTATCCCTCGCAGTCGAGCTTGATGAAGTCGACATCGTCGGCATCCGGCAGCACGTCGTCGAGCCGGCGCAGCGGGACATCGCCCTCGCCGCCGACGCGGGTATCTCCAGAGCTGGTCGGCGCTGTTTCCATGCGGACGCTGCCGGTCGTTTCGCCCAGCGCCATTGCATTCAGGACTGCGGTGCCCGGCTTGCCTTGGTCGGCCAGGTTCGCAGAAAAGCATTCCCGATGCTCGGCAACCGGCTCGAACGCGTCGACGCGCTGAAAGCGGCGCACCATCATCATCGACCACAGCCCGCAATGCGCGCCGATGTCGATGGCGCGGCGAAACTGCTTGCAGAATGAATACGCCGCGTTCTGCTTGTCGAGCTGGTAGGTCAGTTTCCCGTCGACGACCTGGTTCTTCTTGGTCATCCACTCGACAAGATGCGTCTCGTGATCCGGGAGCCAGACGCCGCCGACCTGCTTCATAGAATGTCCTCCAGATGCCGCGCCACGTCGGCCGGCGTGATGGCTGCCATTGCCTGGCGGCAGTGCGCGCAGTCGACGCGCGACCCGCAGGCCGTGCCGCCGGTGAAAAGATTGCGGTGCATCGCGTAGCCGGTATTTTCCGGCGCCACGAAGCCCCCGAAGATGACCACCGACGGCACGCCGAAGGCCGCAGCGGCATGATGCAGCCCGCCCTCGGGCAGCACTGCGGCGCGGACATGCGACATGACCGCCAGCGCGGCCAAGAAATCCGGCGTTTCCATGAAGCGCGCGCCGGCCAGCCGCCTCGCATTTGGCAGCCCGATCTGCAGCCATGGCAGCGCCGGCAGCAGGCCGACAAGCTCTTGCCAGCGCGCCCAGCCCCAATCCTTGTTCTGGTGCCGCTGCGGCTTCACATTCGGCTCGATCAGCACGGCGCCGGCAGCCGAGGCGTAGCGCGCCCGCAGGCCGTCTGGCAGAACGATGCGGGCCGGATATGGCTGATACGGCACCCATGCCCAGCGATCCGGGGTCGAGCGGCTGAAATCCTGATAAGGCCGGCACTTGCCGGCGTTCTTTACTGTCGGGCCGGCAACATGCGGCGGCGCGACATCCGGGCAATAGGCCCAAAGCTCATGCCAGCGGCGGCGGTTGAAACGGTCGACGATGCCGACCGGCTGCCCGTTGCGGCCGGCAGCCTGCCGCGCCCGCCTGGCATCGCCAGCGGCCATGATTTCATCGCCAAGGCCCGTGACACTTACTCCGACCGACCCTGGCGCCCGAACACGCCGACCCACTCGCCGCGCGGCCCTTCGGCAAACCACAGGGCGCCGAAACCAAGCTCCAGCAGCAGGCGCGGCACGTCGCAGGGCACATACCGCGAGCGGACATCCTTGATAACCGGCGCCGGCAGCCGCACGGCCAGCGCCTTGCGACAGCGCGCGGCGGCGGCGGCAATGAAGCGGCCGGGCTCGGGCATCTTGTGCGCGATACTCAGCAGCAGGACCAGATCGTATTCCGGCAGCAGCCCCTGCGGCGGGTCGGTGTGGAAGCGTTCCAGATCGGCGACGTGAAAGCGCATCGGCCGGTCGCCCGCGATCTCGCGGCCGGTGGCGACACGGCTTTCGACGCTTTCCAGGCCATCGGCCAAGCCTGCCCCGGCGTCAATCAGATTCAGTGCAATCAAGCCCTCGGCGCACCCCAGGTCCAGCACGGTGGCGCCGCGCGCCATCGGCAGCAGCTTTTCGAGGCCCTTCATCTGCTCGGCAAGCTGCCGGTCGCCCTTCTGCCGACCCTTGATCGCGAACCAGCCCTTGCCCGGCGGATCGTATTTCTGCGTGCCGTTACCCATGCAGCTCAGCCCAAGCCTTTCCCGAAGCGATCTCTTCCAGCGTCCATTGCGAGGCAGCCAGCCCGGCAGCCCATTCCTCGCGCCCGTCCGGTGTCGGCGGCGCGTCGATCTGATCCAGCCCGTCGCCAGCCATGGGCGCGGCTGCACTCTCGCCCAGCACAATCGCCGGGACGCCGGCAAGGATGGCCTCCACCGCCGCGTTGCTGGCCCAGGTCACGACGCACCAGCAGTCCGCCAGATCGGCAGCCAGCGGCCGGGGGTTGCCCTTCCGGCGCACCCGAACCGGGCGGTCGGTCTGATCGCAGACAGCCGCGGCTATGTCGCCGGTGAAGCCGGCCACCGTGCCCATGAATTCGTCGCTTTGCAGGCAGACCAGCACATGCCGGCCGCCGCGCCGCCATGGCGCGATAGTGACACCCAGCCCAGCCAGTCGGGCCGGATCGGGCCGGCACTGCGCCGCCTGCACCGCGTTGCGGGCGATGCGGAAGCGTCCGGCTCCGATGAACCCGTTGTCGATGTAGAACCACTCTCGGCCCTCGGCCTTCGCCTGGGACCAAAGATGCGCCCATTGCGGGCGGACCCCGTAGAATGCCGCCGCGCCCGGCAGGAGCGCCGCCGGGGTTTGCTCCAGCACCCGGCCGCCACACCCGGCCGCGAAGGCCCGGCAGACATCAAGCGCCTTGCCCTTGCCCGGCTGGGGGTAGCAGTGCAGCAAACGGCAGGCCTCTTGCGATTTCCTCGACCGACCACTGGTTCGCCGCGGCATTCGCCAGCGCTTCCACGCGGTCGCCCAGCCATGGCCGTTCAAGATCGGCGCCGGCCAGCGGGATGGCGGCCATCTCGCAGATCCAGCGCGGCGCGGCATAGAAAACCGGAATGCCGGCCAGCAGAGCCGCGATACCGGAGCAGCTCGACCAAATCACCACCGCATGGGCGCCGCGCAGGTCATGCTCCAGCGGCACTTTCGGCGCGTCGTTGCCGGGATGCCGGCGGAACCGCACCGGCCGGCGCGTCTGCACGCCCAGGCGGTCGGCAATCTGTCCGTTCGCCCATTCCGGCGGCGAGGCCATGAGCCGCGACCCGATGCCGCGCTGCCCGACGACCAGGATGTGATCGCCTTCGGTGCGCCAGGGCTTCATGTCCCATTTTCCTGCATCATTTGATGCGCGGATTTGCGACACCCCGCCGTGGTGATGCTGGCCCCGGCTGATCGCGTAGGCACTAGGCGGCTTGCCATGCTCGGCGAAATACCCGTTTTCGGCCACCAGCACATGACCGCCAGCCCGCTCGTACTGCGCGGCCAGGTCGTCGTTCACCCCGTAGCGGTTCCAGATCACCAGCAGATTGCCCGGCCCAGGCTTCGGCTGCTGCGTCACCTGCCAGCCCGCGGTGCGCAGGCCGGCCAGGAATGCGTCATGCCGATAGTGCGGCTTGTCGCGGATCAGCAGGCAGGCAGTCGGCAAGATCGGCCTTTGGGAAACAGGCGAGCGCGGAACCCGGCGTGCAGTTGATGACCTCGACGCCGCGCTGTTTCAGCGGTTCGACCAGGGTCGGGAACTTTGGCAGCATGGTGCCGGCGTAGACATGCGGCTGTGTCGCCTTTGGGTGATCGCCGAACCAGTGCCCGGGCTTCATGTCGTAGCCCAGCAGCAGGATTCGACGGGCGCCCAGATGGACGGCCAGATTGATGCACTGATACCCGGAATTGCCGCCGGTCATCACGCCCCAGCGTTCCGGGTAGAGCCCGGTCTGTCCGACGTTATGCAGGCACCACAGGCCCGGCACGACGTCGCGCAAATGGTAGTTTTCCAGGGTGGCGACCTGCCCGCGAAACGACAGCACCCCAGCCCGGTGCCAGTTGAACCATTTTTCGTCGCAGAACCAGAGCAGGTCGGCCCATGGCGCCAGCCTGTAGGCGTCGTTGATGCCGATCACCCGGACGCGGCCACGGCAGGCATTTACCTGATCGGCGGTCAGCGACTTGCCGCCGCCGAGAATGGCGACCGTCTCGCCGGGCCAAAGCTCGGGGACGTCGGTTGCCCGCTGGTCGGTCACAGGGAGACGATGCGGAACCGGCTCAGAAGCGACACGACGGCAGGATTGCGCTCGGCGGCCTGCACCATGGCGGCCGACCGATGCTCGAATAGGTCGGTCAGCACCAGCTTGATCGCGGCCTTGATGCCTTCCGGCACGCTGTCCTGCGCCGGCGATGCGTCGTCGTATCCGGCGGTGAAGTTGACCTTGACGGCGCCGATCTGCATGCGCGTGGTCGGCCAGGTGTTGCCATAGGTCGGCGTGATGCGGGCCGGCTCGGATTCCAGATCGGTCAGGTATTCCGAGGCCGAAAGCGTGCGCTCGGTGCCGCCCTCGTCGGTATAGGTGATGCCGTCAACCCGGATCACCGGGTTGCGCGGCAGGCGAATGCCATAGGCCGGAAAACTATCCAGGCCCAGGCGAAAGCTGGCCGGGACAAAAGCCCGGCGGGTGTATTCCTGCGCCCAATCCGTCGCCGCTTCGATCAGCGCCAAAATCAGGTCGTCTTCGTCGCTGCTGTCGACGCGCAGATGCGCCTTTGCCTCGGCCAGCGACACGGGCTGAACGGTTGCGGGCGTCGTGACAACCAGCGAACAGTGCATGTCAGCGGCCCCGGCGACCGTGGTTGCGCGGCGGGCGCAGATCGAGAGCAGCGGATTCCGGCAGCGTCAGGGTGGCGCGCTCGACCTGCACGGCGCGGGCAATGCCGCGCTCAATCAGGCGCAAGGCTTCCTTTTCGGGCCGGTCTGCCGTGTCGCCGGCATTCACGGAAAACCCGTGACCGGCAAGGCTTTGGAGATATTCGATTTTCATCACACACCCGCGAAGAAAGGCCGGGGCAGTTGCCCGCCCCGGCCGGTTTCGGTTTCCGTCAGGATTACGGCGACGGGTGCAGCAGGTGCTTGATCGGATGCGTGCCGGCGTCCAGCAGCTCGGAGTCGTGGCGGCTGAACACGAAGAAGCCGACCTGCCCGTAATCGGCGTACCGCTCGGTCAGGCGCAGCATGATCATGGTCGACACGTCGCGGATGATGAACTTCGACCAGTCGCCGAAAAAGATCGACTTCGCCGAGGCTTCCACCGTGGCAAGGCCCTGGTCGATGCCGTAGCGATAGCCCAGGATGGTGTCGGGCTCGCGCACTGCAATGCCAGGCAGCCACAGCGGGCGGTTCTGGCTGTCAACCAGCTTCTTGATCAGCTTCAGGGTCGAATCCTTGAACATCCAGCCGCAGCTCGGCGAGCGGCGGTAGGCGGGATCGACCGAGTGTTCCAGCTCGACCAGATCGTTGAAGGCAACCGCGTTCGACGCGGCGGCGGTGTAACCCGCCGTCGAGGCGCCAGCGATGCCCTGCGGCTGGCTGGAGCCGGTGCCGGTGGCGAAGTAGTCGGCGGTGCCGCGTGCGATGCGCTCGGCCAGGGCGTTGCGGACCTCGGCCTCCAGGTTGATGCTGGTATCCTGCATCAGCTCGTAGGGCAGCAGGATCAGCGACCGGAAGGCGTAGGCGTCCAACTGCTTGGTGCCGAACGTCAGATCGGTAGCCGTGGTTTGCGTGTTGATCGTGGTCAGCACCGCCTTATTGCCGGTGTCGTCCAGATTCGGCCACGGCAGCGGGTTGCCGCCGGCGGTACGGATCACGCGAGCCATCGAGCGGATGCCGCCGAAGTCGAGCAGCGCCTTATCCAGCTCCGACATGAAGCCCTCGGCGATGGTGTAGCCGCCGCCGCTGGTGGTGATGGTCTGCGCGCGGAACTCGGCGGGGATGTCTTCCCGGCCGCGAGACAGGGCGCGCTTTTCATCCTCGGACATGCCGCCGAGGCCGAAGCGCACGTAGTTGCCGAACGCCCGGTGATAGGCTTTCTTGGCCTCTTCCGGGTCGCGGCGCTCGCCGCCGCCATTGGCGTCCGGCAGCAGGCCACGAGTATCGACGCCCTGCTCCAGCTCGACGGAAATCGTCGCCTGGCGCTCGTGGCGGTCGATCTGGCCTTTCAGCTTGCCGATCTCGTCGTGGATCGCGTCGAAGCGGACCTCGTCTTCCTTGGTCATCGCGTCGCCCTTGGCGAGGATGTCCTCGGCTTCCTTCGACAGCTTGACGCGCTTCTCGCGAAGCTCCTTCACGTAGTTGGTGTTCATGGTAGGCTCCATTGAAAAAGGCGCCATTGCGGCGCCTGGTCAGCCTTGCCCAAGGGCCGATTGAAGGGCGTCACCCCGTGCGGGGATAGGGTCAGAAGTCGCGCGCAAAAATCAGTTTGCGGCGCAGGAATCCCAGATTTGGCAGCGTGAAAGTGCGCTGCTTGTATTCCTGCATCATCCGAACGCCGACATCCGTGGTCGGATATGCCGGGTAGGTCACAGGCGAGACGTCGAACAACTCGACCTCGATCAGCGTGCGGGTGACGACGCCTTTGTCGTCTTCCTCCCACTGCTGCTTGCGGACCATGAAGCCGAACGACATCTGCGAAATGTCGCCGCGTTCCATGCTGACCAGCAGGTCGCGGGCAATCTGCGTGTCCGGCGGGTCGATCTCGACGGCCAGGCCGACGTCGTCCTCTGCCATGCGCAGCGTGCCGGACTTGTTGCGGCCCAGCACGAAATTTGGGTCGTGATTGAACAGCGCGCGCACGTCGTCGCGGCCGATGGCGTCGCGAAATGCGCCGGGCGCTACCTTCTCGCGGAAATACCCGCCGATATCGGTTTCCGTGTTGAACACGGCGGCGTGGCCGACGATCTTTGGCTTGTCGTCAGCCCTCGTGATCGCGATCTTGTCCAGGGTGAAAGCGCGGCGCTCAAGCTGCGTCATCGTCCTCGCCCTCCTGCGGCGCGGGTTGTGCCGGCTGCTCGCCAGGCTTCGGCAGGTCGCCGATCTTGCTCATGTTCTGCTGGATCATCAGGCGGTCGCCGTCATCCATTTCCGGCCAGTTTTCCAGGCCGCGAACCTCGTTCGGGGTAAGGATGGCGTTCTGGATCGCCTGCGCGTAGCCATCCATGCGGGTCTTGAAGTCGCCGCGCAGCAGGCCGTCGACGTTGAATTCGATGCTGTTCTTCGTGTTGCGCTGGCCCAGCAGCTTCAGGTTCATTTCCTGTTCAAGCTGCACCAGCCATGGCCGGATCGTGTGCTTGGTAAAGTGCAGGTCTTGCTGCTCGCTGTTCGCGTAGCTGGATTTTGTCGGGTCCTGCAGGAAAGTTAGCGGCACGCGGTACACGCGCGCGATTTCGCGGATCTGGCGTTCCAGAAGCTCGACAAGCTGCGACTGCTCCGGCGGGTTGCCGGCAGTCGTAATCTTCATGTCCTCTTCCAGCACCAGCGGCTTGAACTTGTTCTTGCCGCCGACCTGCTCGCTGATCGAGTTTTTCAGGTTTTGGAATGCCGTATCCTTTAGCGTTCCGGGGTGCGAAAGAATCAGACTTGGCCGGGCATCGTTCTCGAAGAACCGTCCGGTGTAATCTTCCAGGGCCATATACAGGCCGATGGCGTTTTTGCACGGCGGCTCCGGCGGCGCGTCGACACCTTCGACGTCATCGCCCCAGGTGAAATGCAGGACATCCGATGCCGTCCAGACGCGTTGAGCTGCGCCGGGCGGGCGCCAAACATACTTCAGACGCCCGTCTTCGCGCCGGACCTGCATGTATGCCTGGTTCAGCGGCAGAATACCGACCGGCCGATTGGCAGCGTTCCGGTTGATGAAGCTGAAGGCGCGGCGGGCGGTCAGAAGCTGCACCAGCATGTAGCGCCGCCAGCGATACGACGTCATGTCGTCGGACGGCGCGTCGTGCAGCAGGTAATTCAGCGGGTTGCCGGTCGCAACGCCCTTGCCGTTGTCGCCATCACGCTCGTAAACCTGCAACGGCAGGCTGGCGATGGTTTCGGCAATGACGTTGACGCAGGCCCATGCCGGCGCGCACTGCATGACCGTCTGCGGCGTTACCGCGCGGTCAAATGCCTTGGCGTTGGCGCTGAGTATCTGGATGATGTTGTTCAGCGGAATCTTGGGGTCCTCGATGGATTCCCGCTTTTCCTGCTGTCCAAAAGGCCAGAGTTTCACAGCACCAGCACCCCTCGGGTTTCGTAGACGCTGACCTTTTTGCCATCGCCTTCAGCAGCCAGTTTCGCCGCCATCGCCAGCGCCACGATGCCGTCAATGCGGCCCGTCGCCTTGCGCTTGGTGAATTTCCGGTTGCCGGCCGCGTCTTCTTCCAGCACGGCGCTTGCTGCGTTCCAGCGCAGGATCGGATTGCGCTTCACCCGCAGCTTGCCGTTCAGGATCATCTGCTCCAGCGCCTCGACGGCCGGACCCATGTCCTTGAAGCCCTGGCCGCACTCGACCAGCTCCAGCGACACGCCCTCGGCATCCAGCTCGCGGCGCAGGTCGTCGATGCGCCAGCGGTCGTATGCCGCCTTCACGATCTCGAAATCCGCCGTGATCTCGCCGACGCGGCCGGCCACGAAACTGTAATCGACCGTCTTGCCCGGCGTCGTGATCAAATGGCCCTGGTCGCGCCACAGCCGGTAAGGCACGCGGTCGATGTCCTCGGCGTCGGTCAGCGTGTCGGCCGGCTTCCAGAATTCCACGAAGGCGTCGAACGTGCCGTCGTCGGCCGGGAACACGAAAGCGCCTGCAGTCAGGTCGCGCTTGCCAGACAGGTCGAATGCGCCGTAGCCCTCGCGGCCAGGCCTTCCATCGCGGGCCCGGTACAGCGTCTCGATCTCGATATCCGCCTCGCAGGCGTCCCACTGTTCCTTGCCGATCCAGGCATCCTCGGCGTCGGTCCAGCGGCAGAAATTGAGCCGCAGAACGATGTTCTGCTTGCTCGGCATCCCGCGCGCCTGCTGCACCTGTTCGCGCAGGTATTTCTCAGTGAACGTCACGCCCAGGCTGGGGTTCGCCTTTGCCCAGCATGACTCGTCGTTGAACGGGTCGTCCTTTTCGTCCAGCGCCGCGATATAGGCGAAAAACGAATCATCCTCGATCTGTCCGGCGCAGACCTTGGCGCCGTAATCGTGGTAATCCCAGCAGACCGATTGCCGGTCGTGGCCGGAATTCGTGATCATGAAGATCAGCGCCTGCCGGCGGCCCTTTGTGCCGGCGCGCATGAACTCGACCATCGCGTTGGTCGGGTGCTCGTGGATCTCGTCCAGCGCCGCGAAGTGCGGGCGCGGGCCGGACTGACCTCGGCCGCGCTGCTCCGTGCTGATCGGCCGGAAAAACGAGCCTTTTGCCAGATAGGCGATGTTGTGCTTTTCCAGCGCGTCGCCCATGGTAAGGCGTTCGCGCAGGGCCGGCGACTGCTCGACCATCGCCACGGCGTCGCGGAACAACACCTTGGCCTGGTCTTTTTTGACGGCGGCGGCGTAGCATTCGGCGCGGGCTTCGCCATCAGCCGTCAGCATGTAAAGCCCGGTGCCGGCCGCGAGCGGCGATTTGCCAGAACCTTTTCCGGTTTCGATATAGGCCATGCGGAAGCGACGGAACCCGTCCGCAGACTTCCAGCCGAACAAGCTGCCCTCAATGAACTGCTGCCAGTGCAGCAGGTTAAAAGGCTGGCCCTCGAATTCGCCGCCGTTAAGGCGAAGCACATCAGGGAAAAAGCTGATCGCCCGCTTTGCCGCTGCTACATCCCAGCGCAGCCCACGAGCCGGCCCCTCGGCCAGATCGCGCAGGTGCCGCGCGCAGGCGTCCCGGACATGCGGCCCGGCCGGATACTCGCCGGCCTGGACCTTTAGCGCATAGGCGGTAACGGGATCGTCAGCCGGCGAAGTAATCTTCCGCCTTGTCCCGCTTCTTGCCTTCGCCACTCGGTAAACCTCGCGGGGCCAGCAGCAATTCGGCCTGGCGGCGCAGCTCGACAATGCGCGCGGTCGGCATCGTCTTGGCGCCGGTTTCGTGTTCGGCCTTCAACTGGCAGTAGGATTCCAGCACGGTGAACTGGAACTCGGTGAACTCGGGATGGCGGGCCACCATCTCGTCCCAGACCTTGGCCGCTCTGCCCTTCAGGTGCTTCGGTCGCGGCGGCGCAGGGATGGCCTGGCCCTCCAAAGTCACAGCGCGGTCGCCCCTGGCGGTGCCGTCGATGACCCGAAGATGCTGCGGTTTGGGCTTGGCGCCCCGGTTCATAGGAATTTATCCCAAAGATTTATCTGACATCGCACACGCGCGACA